ATATATTGAAGTTGAAAAAATTGTTGAAGTTGAAAAAATTATTGAAGTTGAAAGGGTTGTTTATAAGCAAGGTAGAAAACCTGTTGTTTTAGGAAGGAGCTTATCAGCATTATTAAAACCATATTAAAACCACAGGTGGTAAAATAAAACTTTCACAATAAATAAATTAATACTAAATTTGCCTATATGGAAAATAACAAACACCATTGCGAAAACGAATACTTAAACCAAGACGAGTTATGTAGATGTGATAAACAATGCACTAACTGTATCTTATTAGAAGAAATAGAATAAATATGAAATATACACAAAAAGAAATTGAAAGTAATATAAATAGATTAAAAACAATTTTATATGACTTAATGATAGAAAGAAAAGAATTAAATGAAAAGATTGTAGATATTAAAAGTAATATACAGTTTTATGAAAAATTAGATTCTAGCCAACTAAAAGCATTTTAATTATGAATATAAACAAGGCAAGTTGGGAGGAGGTAAGAGAAAAAATAGAATTATCTTTACAGGAAGATTCTAATATTACTAACGTAATAATCAATTATCAAGTAAGAGAAACAAGTAAATCAAAAAATATATTAACATTTAATGCAATTATTAAATAAAAATGTTATACATTTGTCAAAACAAATAATCATTATGAAAGATTTAGTAGATTTTAAGAATTATCAAATAGAAGCTTTACAGAACAAAGTATTTGAACAAGATAGACAAATATCAACTTTAGAGACTTATATTTTTGAGCTTATTGATAAAGATTGCCCAGAAGAGTACAAAGGAATTATTAAAAACGAATTATTAAAAACAGATTAAATTATGACAGTAAGATTAAAAGAACAAAGCGAAGGATTTAAATCTATTAAAATGGAAATAGTGTTTGATAGCCAAGAAGAGATTAATGACCTTTACAACAGAGTTAATGCTGATAGTCGTACTATATCACAAGGAGGAGCAGTATTAGAAAACGGAGACAAAAGTTCTTTGGAAATTTACGAACAACTTAAAATATTAATATAATGACAATTTTAGAAAAATTACAGAAGATTCAAGTAGAATTAAAGGTTACAAAGAACCAAACCAATGCTTTCGGTAAGTACAAGTACCGTTCAGCAGAAGACATCTTAGAAGCAGTTAAACCCTTTGAAGATAAGTACAAAGTAGTCTTTAAGATTACAGACGAGTTAAAAGAGTTAGCAGGACACGTTTACGTAGACTCAGAAGCTAAAGTAATTGATACAGAATCTACAGACAGAGAAAGTTCAATATCATCTACTGCACAAGCTATTATAGACTTTAGTGCTAAAGGTATGCAAATGCCACAAAGAACAGGTGCTGCAAGTAGTTACGCTAAGAAATACGCTTTAGGTAACTTATTATTAATAGATGATAATAAAGATAGTGATGCTACCAACACACACGGTAAGGTAGCTCAAGTAGCTCCTAAGCCAATATTAAAGGTAGGTAGTCCAGAATACAATAAGGTTCTTGATTTTATGTCTAAGGGAGGAGAATTATCTAAAGTAAAGTTAAAGTATAACGTATCATCAGAAGTAGAGAAATCATTAAATTTTTAATAAATATGCAAGAATTAACAACAGAATCAGAAGTAGTATCTTTAATTGGATACGAGACAGTACTTAAATTTCATTTTATTTCAGAAGGTGTTTTTACATTTAAAACATTAACACCAAAGGAGGATATAATCTATGAGATTGAAATGTTTAGTGGAGAAGACAAGGACATTGAGTTTTTTGATTACGACTCATTCTCTAACTTCTTATTGAGTTATCAGATACACTCTTTAACAGCAGTAAATATTGATGGTCAAACTAAAACAGAACTTTACTCTAGGTTTTACGATAAAAATTACAATAAATAATAATTAATAATAACTAAATTCAATAAATTATGAGCTTACAATTAACAGGAACAATTAAATTAATCGGAGATGTACAAACTTTTGACTCTGGTTTTAGAAAAGTAGAATTTGTAATAACTACAAATGACGAGAAGTATCCACAAGATGTGAAGTTTGAAATCGTACAAGACAAGGTAGATGACTTTATTAAGTACAATAAGGTAGGTGCTTCTGTAGACGTAGATTTTAACGTTAGAGGTAACGAATACAATAGTAAGTATTACGTGAGTCTATCTGCTTGGAAAGTCTTTAAATCGGATGCTAATAAGCCTGCAACTGATATTGGAGTACCAGTAGAAGAACTTGCTACAGATGATTTGCCATTCTAAGTAGTTAGATTAGATTATTTTTAATAAGGGAAGTTTAATGAGCTTCCCTTTTTTTACCACTAAAAACAAAACAAATGACAGAGATAACCTATAAAGAAGCAATTAAATTCTTACTACCAAGACATTATAGTGGTAGGAAGCCAAGCATAAGTTATTCTTTTGGATATTATGAAGAAGATGTACTTAAAGCAGTTTGCACCTTCGGAAAACCTGCAAGTAATAGTCTTTGTGTAGGCGTTTGTGGTAAACAATATAGTTCAAGTGTTTATGAATTAAATAGATTATGTGTAGATGGAGAAATAAAAATACAATTATCCTCTTTTGTTGGTTGGTGTTTAAAGCAACTTAAAAAATATAATTTAATAATTGTTAGCTATGCAGATAAGCAAATGAATCATAATGGATATATTTATCAAGCTACTAATTGGATTTATACTGGAAGTACAAAAAGCAGAACAGATAAATATGTTGAGGGCGGTAAGCATTCAAGGCATTATGATAATTCTAAACAAAATGGATTAAGGAAATTCAGAAGTTCAAAACATAGATATATATTTTTTACTTGCGATAAAAAGCATAAAAAAAAGTTCACACAAGAACTTAATTATAAAATAGAAAAATACCCAAAAGAAAAGAATGAGAATTATATTTTAGGAAACTACATAGAGCCTTTAGTCTTAAAAGATGGAAAGCCTTTTAAACCTAAAAAAAACATTAACAATATGTTACTTTTTTAATAAATAAAAACAAAACAAATGACAGAACAAGAACTACAAGACCAGAATGACCACTTAATGTTTATGCAGTCTATACAAGAAGAATGTGTAATAGATATAAATAAAAAGATAGAACACCCACCAGTTGCAATTAGCTTTAAGACAAAAGAAGTTTCAACTAAAGATGGATTAAAGAGTTTTCCTATACCTATTGGTACTTATGGTAACTTTAGCTTCGTGCAAGCTCCACCAAAATCAATGAAGACTTTCTTTGTTAGTCTATTAGGCTCTGCTTTCTGTAACCCTAAAGGTAAGTATACTAAAGGAATGAGTTCTTTTAGAGATAATAAACACTTCGTACACTTTGATACAGAGCAGGGGGAATGGCACGCACAGAGAGTGTTTAAACGTATCCAATGGATGAATAAAGGGCTATCGTTAGACTTCTACCATACGTTTGCTTTAAGAAAGATTAGCTATAGAAGTAGAATAGATTTTATAGAGTACTACTTAGACTGTATGAGAGAAGAAGGTAAAGAGATTGGATTAGTTGTAATTGATGGTGTAGCTGATTTAGTTTCTGATGCAAATAACTTAGAAGAGTCTTCAGCTATAGTTCAAAAGATAATGGCTTGGACAACAATCTACAATTGCCATATCGTAACTGTAATCCATAGTAACAATGGTTCAGATAAACCCACAGGACACTTAGGTAGCTTCTTAGAGAAGAAAGCAGAGACTCAGATACAACTAAGTAGAGATGAGAATAAATTAGGAGCAATAACTGTATCCTGTAAAAGAAGTAGAAACACACCTTTTGAGCAATTTGACTTTAAGTTAGACGAAGAAGGTTTGCCTAAAGTAATTAATACAGATGACTTAGTTAACTTCTAACTAACTTGTTAACAACTATTTACTAAACTTATAAACTACACCTATATTAACTTATAAGGTGTAGTTATATTTATAGTATGAAACAAATAAAAGACTTCAGACCAAGACTTAAAGGAAACATCCTTAAAGCCTATCAAGCAATTACCAAGCAAGAAGATAGAATATTAGTTATAGGAGATTTACACGAACCATTTTGTTTAGATAACTACCTACAACACGCTAAAGATATTTACGCAAAACACAACTGTAACAAAGTTATATTCATAGGAGATGTTATAGACAATCATTATAGTTCCTTTCACGAACCAGACCCAGATGGTATGGGAGGTGGAGATGAATTAGAGTTAGCTATCAATAAATTAGGTAGATGGTATAAAGCATTTCCAGAAGCAGATGTTTGTATTGGTAACCACGATAGAATTATTACTCGTAAAGCATTTAGTTCTGGAGTACCTAAGAAATGGATTAAAGGTATGGCAGAGGTATTGGAGACTCCTAATTGGAATTACGATACAAGATTCGTTTATGACGATGTACAATATATTCACGGAGAATCTGGTAGAGCTACAAAGAAAGCTAAAGATGATATGATGAGTACTGTTCAAGGTCATAGACATACAGAGATGTTTACTGAGTTTGCTGTAGGTGCTAACTATAAAGTATTTGGTTGTGCAGTAGGTTGTGGTATTGACTCTAAGAGTTATGCTATGGCTTATGGTAAGCACTTTAAGAAGCCTGCTATTGGAGTTGCTGTAATATTTGGTGGTCAGTATGCTATTAACGAACCTATGAACTTGTAATGACCGAGCAATCAACTATAGATTTCTTAAACAATAAAGTAGGAACTAAATTATCTCTAGTGTCAGACACGTATAGTAGTTATGATGCTAGTGATAATAATTACATAGTAGAGATAAAGAATAGAAGAGCTTATTATAAGGATAAAATGATAGAAGCTATGAAGCTGTACAAGAACTATCAAGCTTCTCAATATTCTAATAAGCAGTTTCTTTATGTAGTTACAGATGAAAAAGGAGTTTGGGTTTTTAATATATCAAAAAACATTAAGTCAATTGTTACTATGCCATTAAAAGGTATGGAATGCCCTAAGACTACTGACTTTAAATCTAATGATAAGATAATTAAATATTCATACGTTTTACCAGAATCAATAGCTAAACACCTTAACTCAGTATGATACACATTATTATATCTCCTCTATTCGTAATGTTACCAAGAAAGACTAAAAAGGCTAAGAGGGTTTCTTTGAATATGAATACATATAGAAACCTCCACCACAGAACAAGTAATGATGCTAAGAAGGCTTACACAGAGCTTGTTAGAGAGCAGTTAATAGACTTAGATATACAAACACCTGTAGAGATAACTTATAAGGTCTATAAAGCCTCTAATAGGCGTTTAGACAAGATGAATGTTATTAGTGTAGTAAGTAAGTTTTTACTTGATGCAATTACTGAATATGGTTGTTGGGAAGATGATAACGACATCTATGTAAAGACAGAGACCATACTACCAACAGAATTAGATAGAGTTAACCCAAGAGTAGAAGTAATAATAAAAGAAATTTAATGTTAGAAAAATTAGCAGTACATCACTTATTATGGATTAAAATGTTAGTAAACTTAGGATGTAAAGTAGAGGATGCTAAAGACCTTGTGCAGGATATGTACATTAGATTAGATAGATTGGTTAAAGACCCTCAGAAGATGATGTATGGGGATGAAGTTAATAGATACTATGTATGGACAACTCTAAGGAATATGTACTTCTCTAAACTAAAGAAGGATAGAGCAAGTATCTTTTATGAGCTTAGAGATTCAGATGAAAGTGAGATTGATGATTACGATACTTTAGAAGATGATGCTTTTAGAAGTATTACAGATAAGATAGATAATATAACTTCTAAGTGGACTATTTATGATAAAAGGTTGTTTGAACTTTATTTTATAGAAGGCTTATCATTAAGAGCTATATCAAAGGGTTCTAAGATAGGGTTAACATCAATCCACACATCAATACTTAATTACAAGCAAATACTAAGAGATAACCTATCGGAAGACTTGATTGACTATTTTAACCAAGATTTTGATAAAATATATTAAATA